TTATACCTTTCTTACCTACAATTCTAACTACTGAGTCATCTACTGATCTTTTGAATTCATCTAAGATTCCAAGGATATCATCAGGTTCAACTCTAGGATGTAAGAGTGTAGCTGCTAAAGTTCTACCAGCTTTATCTATCATCCGTTCAGTAATCCTTGTTCCAGATCTCAACTGTTTACTAAACTTACCAGCTTTCTTAAGCTGATCTGTTAATTCACTAACAAGTGTACGATTAGTTAGATTGTTAATTTCAAGTCCTTCTTTCCTAGCAGCTTCACTAATAATAGTACCAAGTCTACCCCAACCAGATTCAATGTTATTCTGGATTTGAGCAGCATCAGCAGCTGCACCTATAATACCATCTTCATCTCTAGTTCTAACTAAGGTTTCACCTTCATCAAACATAGGCCAGTTAGGAGGTTCTTCTCCTCTACTGATATAGTATTCACTAAGTTCATTTAGTGTTTGTTCTTTCCTTGCATAGTTTTTAAGTACAGAATCTTCTGTTATATTATCAGAGAATTTGATACCAGAGAATTGATCCTTAGCTAATTCATTTATATTAGCTACACCACCTTCCTTAGCTGGTATAAATTTCTTAGTTCTAGAAATACTTCTACCAGCTTTTGTTAAGTGAGCTGCACCTTCAATAATACTAGCAAAGACACTAAAGATAGCACCTTCGTTAACATTCTTAGCACGTTTCTCACCTGCTGTATCATCTTCAGTTGTAGCTATACTATTAGGTATCCATTGAAATGTCTTAGGCCAATAGTTTTTAAGAACACCCATCAGGTTATCATCCTTCTGGTTCTGTTCTGCTACATAATCAGTTGCAGCACCACTACCTACATCAATACCAAACTTAGCAAAGTATTGAAATGATTTAGTGTTACCTAATTTTTGTAACCAAGGTGATGCTGTACCAGCTGCATGTATTTTAGAGCCAGCATTTAATGCTAAACTTCTAAGACCAAGAGATGGTATTACTAGTCCTGATATATTACGTACAGCACTGTGCAGTTTACTTTCATATGCAGGTAGCTTAGGTATATCAAATCTATCACCTGCTGAAGCAAAGTTGATAGCATCTATAAGAGTATCTGAAATACCAACAAGAGGTGCTGCTCCTTCGTACAAACCACGTGCTGTACCTTCTACTGTATCTTGTATGAAACCACCAACTCCAGGTCTGTTTACTGGTTGACCAGCTTCTGCACGATCTTTGTAAACTTGATCCATACCACGGATTTTACCCGTAGTTTCTCCTTCCGTAGAAGGTTGTTGTTGGTTAGATTCTACTGGAACATCCGTAGATGATCCTAGATTTAATTCTAAACTATTAATACTATTAATAATTTCTTCATTAGACCGAGAATCTACCGTATTTTCTTCATCCATAGTTTTTTAAATGTAATCGGTTGGATCTGTTTTGTCGAGTTCCCGACCCGCTTTAATAGCTTCCTTTCTTTCCTTCTCGTCTTCAAGTGTTTCGGTTACACCTTTACTGATATCTTCTGGTATAGCACTTGGACTATTATCCATATAAAGTAGAAACCTTTGAACTTCATTTTGACTTAAAGAGTCGAAACCACGCCTTTGAGCTTTTAATCTGATAGTATTAAGATCTTGAACTTTAGTTGCTTCCAATGGTCTTGTATTTAAAACTTTAATTCTTTCACTCATGTAAGTTAACAAAGTTTCATCTGGTAAATGTATAGTATCTACTTGTTTAATATTGAAGTTACCTACAAAAGCTTTATCTTTCTCACCTCTTGGATTATTAATTAAAGCGTCTATTGAAAAACCAATTAATCTACTAATATTTGTTTTATGCTTACTTGCAATGTACAACATTTCAGCTGAAGGTCTGCCTGTCTGTAAAAATCCTGCAAGCATTTCATTAGTAAATATAGCACCAGGTATTTTATAATCAGTTTTATTTGGATTGTTATGGTAATTCTTCTCCCACTGTACAGCGTTTTCTACAGTTAATTTGGCATCATAATTATTTATAGTATTATTTTTGATAACTGAATAATTATTGACGTAATTATCATAATCACCTTTGGTTCCATTGATTGAGAACTTACCATACCTTTCATTATTTATATCGGTTATACCAAAACCATTATCCGTCATATATGTACGAGTCTCTATTTTAGCTTCTTCTAATAATACTGCATAATTTGGAACTTGTCCCTGTTCTTCAGCAGTATCAACTTTAGCAAAATAACTCCTTCTGAAATAATTTTCTACATCTAATTGTACTGATCGAGTAGCGTCAGTAACGCCTGAAATACCGAATGGTCCTCTTTTACCTGCTGAAATTTTACCATTAAAACCTTTAATATGTGAGTCTAAATTAACAGCATTAGCTGCTATAGTTTGTGACTTTTCTTTTTGTTGTAAATAATTCCTAGTTGCAATATGGCCAATTTTATTAATTGTATCTTTATCTTTAGTCAGTTTTCCAGTTGAAATTCTATCTTTATATGTGTCAAGTATTTTAATTCCAGCTTCTTGACTTTGATCGTTGTTAGCAATAAGGGTTAATTCATCAAGTTTACTCTGTCTATTTTTTAAAGGTAAGTTGTTTAAAGAGATTAATGCACTATTCCATTCTGGTGTACCTATTTGTATTTCCTCATTTTTAACTTTATTATAAATACTACTAAATAAATTTTCTCCTTTAGCTTGCTGTACACTGTAGTCTAGATTTTCACCTTTTTCTATACCATCTAAAATATGTCCTTCATCAAAAATATCTTTGCCAATAAAGTCTGCAATACTAGAACCCATTGCTAAAGTCTTACCCTTAGAATCTGTTATAATACCTTCTTTTAAACGATTGAAGGCATCTCTACTTAAGTCACCTTGTTCACCTAATCGATATAACTCTCCAACAAAATCTTGTGCAGCTTTTTGTTTAGCAGTTAAACCACCTTCAGTATCATTATAAAATGCAGCTTTTTTAGTAATAATACCATAAGCAACCTGAGCAAGGTTTGAGTCTTTTATATTTGCAGCTGTAGTAAATTCACGTATACCTTGATCTACTCTAGCTGCTGCAGATTTTACAAGAGCTTGATTCTTTTTAACATTTTGAGTAACACCAAGTATACGTTCTATTTCAGGATCTACTATACTACGAACTTTATCAGTATAACCTAATTCTTCTAACTTTTTATTGATCCAAGTTCTTTGAATTGTACTTTTACCTAAATGATCTGTATTCGAATATTTTTTCCATTCACTTCCGTTCTCCTTTAATTGTTGTTCAATATAACCAGGAGTAAATAGTGATACTTGTTCGCGAGCTGATATCGCTTGAAATCTTGCAAGTTCGCTTCCACTTAAATCATAAGCGTTACCTAGTATTAAATTAATTTCTTTAGGATCATATCCTAGTGCTTGTAATCTTTTTTTAAATGCTCCTAGCTCTTTTGTATCGGTTTCTAGTATATTATTATGATCTAATTCCCATCTGAATCTATGAGCTATTTTCTCTTCTTCAGTCTTATCATCCCATTCAGCTTGAGTTTTCTCTTGTTTATTTTCTTTTATTTTATTAGCTACTGTTACTGAAAATTGAGCTATTGAGCCTACATTTTTCATTCCTGAAATCCAAGGATCAATACCTTGTTCAGCGTTGACTCTTTGTTGATCTACTTCTCTTAAATTTCGTTGATATTCAGCGTATTGATCTGATTGCCTTTTGTAATGTTGACCTAAACTTTCAGTCCAATCAACTTGTTTTTCAGTTAGAATTTCTGCTGCCATTATGCTACCTCTTTAAATTGTACGTCAATTAAATCGTAAATAACACCAAGGAATCCGCTAGGCATAGTAACGACGGCTTCAGGTACTGTTTGTTGAATTTCTTCTGCGATAACACCGACGTACCTACGAGCATCACCTTTATAATTAAACTTATAAATGTTGTGACCTGCTATAGATCTACCTATTTTTACAATGTTATCCTTGAGTTTTTTTGATGAACCTGCTACAAATGGAGTAGCAACACTTGCAGCTGTGCCTAAAATACTTAAAGCATCCATAAATACTGCATGTCCTACATTCTGTCCGACTGGTTTAGGAGGTAACATGTCAGGATTCTTAACAAAAGCTACATTAGTAAACATTTGTAACTGCTCTGATCTAGCTTTAGCTGCAGCTTGAGCACCTGATTTATATAATTTATCAGTTGCTTTAGTTAATGCTAAACCATAATCATGACTTTTTTTAAGATAAGCACCTAATTCAAGTGCAGCTAATCTATCTGCAGATTTACCTAATCTACCTGCAGCTTTAAATTCATCACCTTTGTTTTTAGATAAATATTCAATTCTATCTGTTAAACTTTTTTGAAGCATTTCATCTACCATTTCTCCATGCTTCTCTTGAATTGCTGTATAAGTATTAGCTAATCCTAAGTTACTTGCAGTAATCCCTTGTTCATATTGGACACGTTCAACACCAGTCATAGACATGGTTTGCATCCATTCTCGCTCTCTTTTATCGAGCTTGTATTGGTAGTCTCGTTTTAGCTGCTCATTATGAGCTCTAGCTTTAGCACCTAAGCACACGGCAAAATTCTATAAAGGTTATTTTGTTAGGTCCATGTTTTAATTCCCTTAAAAATTTGAACCCTAGGAATTGAAGCAACTTTAAATGTACTTTGTTACGACTATCTACGATATTCCAAAGTATCTTGTCTTCTTGACGTTCAACATAACGCTTTGCTTCTCTAGCAAAGGTTACGGGATAGTCATGAATAGCGGTTGTACATAACATCCAGATCTGTCCTCCGTCATCTACTCCAGCCATACCTGCAGTCTTGCCGTTAGGCACTACGAAGTATACACAGGAGGGTTTCTGAACAGCATCAATAAGCGCTTCTTTTGCATCTACACCGTGACCCTCTTCGACCTCACGACGGTCAGCAGGTAGTAGATTAGAGGCCACTTCGAGAGCAGCCTCCATTGTGATTGGGTGAATGTATTTAGACAAGTTTGTAATTCTGGTTTGTATAATCTCCTTCCCATGTCATAGAATATAACGTAGCAGGAGTTGGATGTGAAGAGTTAAATGTTAAAGTTAAATTCTTATTACGTTCATAAGTTGGGATAACCTGTGTTAGTTGTTCATTTATCTGCACTCTGTTAGCACCGTATTGATCAGCTATTGTAGGTTCCCATGTTTCAGTATAAACTGGTTTACCTGTTCTATTAATAGTTGTAGTAAATAAACCGTTAGCACCAAAATTAAGTTTAACTCTATGAATAATTAAAGACCCATTTAATATGGATTTCCACTGATCTCCGACTGGTTGCGAATAATAAATAGTAGGGAACTTAACTTCCATATCAAATTGATAACCAAGTATTATATTATTTGTAGGTGTTATGTCATCTGCAGTGTCACCATCTTCTACATATTGTGGGTCATAAGTTTTCCAATTTCCAGGAAGGATTACTTTTGCTACACCACTTTCTACAAATGTAAGTACGTTTTCTGAGCGTCCTTGAAATGTTAAGTCTGTAGAGCTTGGTATAACATATACTCCTAATGTACCATAATTTAATTTTACATCAGATGTAGTAATTGTACCAGAAGCAGTGTCAGTAATTGTAAATGTATTAGCATCAGCTACTGTCTTAACTGTATAGGTATTATCGGTAGCACCTCCAGATGTAAATGTTAAATGAATAGAATCATCTACATTTAATCCGTGGCTACTTTTAGTAACAGTAACTGTAGTACCGCTTCTAGTGTAGGTACCGGCTACATTTGTTTTATGGAATCCTTGAGGTAGGTTAAAAACAGTACGATCATTAGTAGCATCATATGTTAATGCACTAGAAGCTACAGTACTGCTATTATCTAAATGGATTCTATGTAAAATATCGTCTGTGGTATCGTTAACAGTATTAGAATTATCAGTTATTTCATATTCACCATCATCCATTTTCAAAGAAAATTTTTGTAATGAATCTTTACCAGCATTTCTTACAACTACAAATAAAGAATCGTCTAGTACAGCATGATGTTCTATATCTCCTGAAAGTTCCCAAGTAAACCAAGCTTGCTGTAAACGTTCTTCACTACTATTGAAATACTTATAACCATATAAAGTATTTGTACCTTTTTTACTGAAGAAAATAAAACCATTTTCTCTTGAGTTAGATACTAATTCTAATTCTTTATCAAATAATTTACTGATAATTTTTGTTTGATCTACTACAATAGGTTCACCTTCTCTCAGTATCTTAGCTACTTCCCAGAATCTAGAATACTTACCAGCATTATCTAAGAACCCTATCGTTGTACCTAAAGATATTGGATTAGTTTTGTAATTAAAATTATAAGAAGCTAATGCATTAATCTTTGCAGTCTGAGGACTTAATACGTCAGAGTCTGTAGTCAACATAAACTGTTGAGTTTTGGTAAATAATACTAAACCAGAGTTAACTTGTATACCATCCCACACAATTGCAGGTTTCTCAGAACTACATTGTATATCGATAACGTCTGTAGCAGTATATGTAATAGCAGATCGTGGCCAGAAGTTATAGAAATCTCCAGGTCTAGACATGATAACATTCTCATCACTGAGCATTACCATTCTGTTTCTAAAGAAGATCATCTTGTTAATCTTCTTACCTACGAATGATGGTTCAGGTACTGTTGTAGTATTACCACATGTACAAGAATCCCATAGTATTTGATCTAAAGTAAATGTACCATTAGCTTGTCTAACAAGCTGTACAGGCATAGTACCTTGAGCTATGGTTATAGTACGACCAGGATCAGGACATTCTTCCCAAACTCCGGGACCATCTCTATCATGTTCACCGAAGAATTTAACATAGTAATCGTCTTCATTAGCAATACTATTTTTTACTTTAACTACATAACCATGTTTACATTGTGTAGGTAAATCAGTTATATCATTAACTTCATTCGTAATAACATTAAGTAATTCACCTGTTGGTGAGCTAACATTAAAAGCACTACCATTTGTAAGGTAGATACCGTTTCCTATTATCTGTACTTCTGAAGAATCAAATTCACTAGTTGCTATAATGTCTGCTTGAAGATCACCTAATATACTTTCAGCTGTAACAGTTGTCTTAGTATCAAAAGAAGTAGGTGTAGGTCTTATAAGACCAAGGTTAGCTTGTACTTCAGATGTACTAACTTCTGTAATAGTTACTTTATAATAACCATCTTTCATCCATACATAAAAATAATCATCTTTCTCCCAACCTTCACCACCATATAATAAATCGTAGGTAGTTGTATATCTTGCTTGATAAGTAGTATCAGTACCAGTAGTATAAGGAACGGATTGTCCTACAGTAGCTATCCTAAAATATAAATTAGATCTACCTGTAGCTCCAGAATTATTAACACTTACACTATATGTATGTGATCCTGAAGGGGCGGTATCTGTCAGTGATGTACCGCTACTAACTGCAAATATACGTGTACCTATATTAGGAGCCCATGCATCTCTACCGTCTCCAGCAGTATCATCACATCTAGTAGTACTGGTGATTCTGTTAGTACGACTTACCATCCCACCGCTACCATCACAATAGTTGTTACTAGACTTAACTAATTCAACTTCAATTCTAGTAGCTGTGCTAGATGTAGTAGTGTTGGTATTGTTAAATAAATTAAGTGCATATTGATTTGCATAAGCTACTTTCTTCAATTCAATATAAGCTTCTGCAGGTCTAGCAGGTGCAGTAGTACCATCCATTGATACTGTTTTAGTACGATTAACTATATAAGTATAATCGTTTAAAGTTAGTGTTTGTATATCTTCATCACTAGAATGTGTTAGATATGTAGCAATGTTTGAAGCTGTACCTGCATCAGGAGTAACAGTTTTCTCAGAACCATCAATACAACTCCACATTTGTATATCACCCGTCCTTGAGATCTGTCCTATATATTGCTCGTCTTCATCTCTGTAATAATGGAACCACCTTCCATTGGTAGCAGAATTTAATGAACCATCACTTAATGATTTTATTAATTTACCACCCGGACGTTTCATAAGTCCTTGTACTAAATCAGGTAAAACATTCTTTGCAGTTACTACCTGACCGGGACGCTTTGATTCATCTGGTTGCTGTGATATACCCCCATTATAATTAGGTATTGTTTGAGTAATACTAGCCATTAGCGTCTTAATGCATTGTATGGTTGGAATGATTTGTAAATACTTTCATGCGGATTACCGAAGAAAGAAGGATCTCCTTTATCACATTCGTACTCTAAGCAAGCTGCTCTTGATTTGAATTCATCTTCTTTCAATAGCTGTGCTAACTGAGGATTCGATACAAGCTGGGTAGCAGCCCTTACAGCTGACCTGTAAGTTACGTAACGTTGGAATGGGTTAGGGAGATCTTCGAACGCATACAGCGTCACTAAGTCTAGGTAGAGAGTCTCTGTAAATACATCGGTATGGTTAACTAAATCATATAGCCTACCGTTTCTCATTACCACATCTTTGGATCTATCTTTCAATCCATCATTGATGTCATATCTTAAAGCGTTATTAGGTATAGTTATATAACCATTAGCATCTGGTTCAGTTGCAATATGGTATTCAGTATTAAAATGCCATCCTTCATTCTGTACATCTTTATTAACTTCGGTTAATATATTATAAATGAAAGAGACTTCTGGGTTCTCGTAATTGAGAGTTGTTACAGGTGACTGACCGATAGCTCCCAGTATTGAATTCACGGCGGATAGTTCGGTATCGGTGTCAGTAGTGGTAGCCATAGGTATAAATTTTTGTGAATAAAAAAAAGGAGGGCGTGAGAACCCTCCTATATGTTGGTTAATAAAATATAACTTAGAATGCAGCAGGTGCAGTTGCTGTACCAGAGTACAATTCAACAGCAGCAGCTGGGTTAAGATAGTCAGCTCCCATAGCCAAACGTCCTAGAATGACATCGCCCTGATAAATCACGGATACATCACCTGAAGTAATTTGTACTTGAGGTCCGATTGCTTCTACAACACCAGCGGCTTCCTTCTGGAAGATAAGTCCACAAGAGTTAGCAAAGTTTGCTTGTGCACCGTAATCATTATTGATTCCAGTATCTGAATCTTCAGCATCTTCAATTGCTTCTGCTACAAATGAACCTGAGTTACCAGGATCAGTTATTCCAGGAGTAGTTGCTGAAACATCACCGTACTTAGTACCATAATGTGAGAAGAATGGGATGTTCATAGACTTGAAGATCTTGATGCCTGCAATTTCTATGATTCCATTACCACTCTGCAGTGCAGAACCTTGTTCGTCCCTGTTAACAAGACCACTAGAACCGACAGCTTGTATCAATTCATAGTATTGTCTTGGGTTCAATACACCTACTCGTCCGTCTGTACTTACACCCTTTTCATCTAGGGCTGCAGCAGCATCGTAGAATGCATTGATTAGGTTGGTTGAGTTGTAAGCATCAGATGCGTTTGTAGTTGTACCTACACGAATCTGTGTACCACCCGGTTCGACAAAGTTAGCTTTAGTAATTGGACTAGCTACTCTAGCTCCACGTGCAACAGCACGGAAGATAAGTCTGTCATATTTCTGAGCAAGAGCATATCCAATCTTCTTGGAAATCTCTCCCCTTAATTCGTAGTGTGCAAGAGTCTCATCTAATTCATATACGAAGGCACTTGAGATAAGTAGATCATCAACAGTGATGGTCTTCTCAGCTACAGGTGGTGCTCCGTCAGAGTTACCAAGGATGCTGTTTCCCGGTGTATGGAATTCAGCTTTGGTGTGTCCTGTGTAAATGAACTGTAAAGATTTCCCGTTTTTCAGGGTTCTCTTCATGACAAGATCTCTGGCTATAGCATTGTACTCAAAGCCTTTAAACATCTCACCTGAGAATAGCTTGAGATACAGTGCTCTTCTATCGCCGGTACTATTAGAAGCACCCGGCATAGTTACCGACGCTTGATGCGCGGTACTCTGTTGAGCCATGATCTAAAATAAAATAATTGTTTGTATTAACTTCTTCGATCGATCAAATTTTTGTGGTCTATCCCACCGTCTAGACGGCTAATGGTATCCTGCGTACAGGGCAAAAGCCAAGGTAGAAGAGGTCCGACTCTGAGGTGCCTCTTCCACTACTCAACTCATTAGAGCTTCTTCTAAAGATTGAGGAAAGTCTTCTTCTTCTTCTTCATCTACACCGGGAGGTTGATAATCATGAGGAAGTGTATCCTTGATATCTGGCTCAGGTGTTAATGATGTTACAAAAGCAGGAGCTTTTGAACTTTGTTGTGACATTAATAATCCTCCGATAATTTGCTATGGCAGGGGCAATCTGCAGCACAATTATTATGTGCATTAATATGCAGTACCTCTACCATAGCAATGAATCCCACAAACATAAATAAAACTGCCCATGGGGATTCAAGATGCTTCATCAGAAGCTATATTTTGTGCCTATTTTGGTACCCCAAGTATTATCAGTGTCGCCTTCTGCAGTAAGAACTGATAGTTCACCATAGAAGCCGAGCTTATCTGTAGCTTTAACAGAGGCACCTACTTTACCTGATACCTGTGTATCAGAATCAACGCCGTCAGTAGCTACAATAGCTGGACCGCCTTGTACATAATAATCAAAGGTATCATTACCACCTTCCCATCCAATATGAATGTCAGTAGTGGTGGATTGATAGTCAGATCCTGTATAAGAACCGTTGGCTTCTACGTTCACGTAAGGCCCTGCGAAGGCTGGGGCTCCAATGGTTGCGGATGCAAGGATCAAGGCTAATTTTTTCATTAAAATTGTTTAAGTAAGTTTCGTGTAAGGCACGCCGCGATACTTTAGTTGATACTTTTTTGTTTTCATTAGTAATCTCCTAATGTACCACACCCCCGTTCCATGATGTGGTTTCATGCGTTTTCAATTTAGGTATGGACTTACTAAGAGCTTCCAATCTAAATTAAAAATGAACGGACGCAGCTGCCTGTGGCTTCTACTGATTCGACAATCGAGCCGCCAAAATTTGTTTAAAACAAACCTGGAATTATTTGTCCAGTAAAAATATATGAACCAATGGCTGCAAGGAATCCAAGCATTGCAAGTTGTCCATTGACACGTTCTGCATTTTCAAAGTAATCTACATCGAGTACTTCTACTTGTGGTTCTGTTGCGAAGCGGTTTTGTCTACCGCCTTGTTCTGTTGTTGTAGTCATTAAGGTTGAAATAAGTGTACTGGGCGAGGATGATAGGTCAGGTCGCCACAAATTACTTAATACTTCTTTTTGTTTGCGTTCTTCACGCTTGGTTTTTGTTTAACTGGTTTGTATTTAGGCATTATCCTATAGCAGGTGCGTGTAAAGCTACATCTGTTGATGCAGCAGAGGCTAGATCTAGGGGGAAATTATGTGCGTTTCTTTCATGCATGACTTCCATACCTAAGTTGGCACGGTTCAATACGTCAGCCCATGTAGGAACTACCTTACCATCAACATCTAAAATAGATTGATTGAAATTAAACCCATTGAGATTAAACGCCATGGTAGATACTCCCATGCTTGTGAACCATACGCAAACCACAGGGAAAGTGGCCAGAAAGAAATGAAGAGCACGACTATTATTAAAGCTCGCATATTGAAATATCAAACGACCGAAGTAGCCATGAGCAGCGACGATGTTATACGTCTCTTCCTCTTGGCCAAACTTATAGCCATAGTTCTGCGACTCATTGTCAGTAGTCTCTCTAATGATCGAGGAAGTAACGAGACTTCCGTGCATAGCAGCGAATAAAGCTCCCCCGAACATCCCAATAACACCAAGCATATGGAATGGATGCATGAGGATATTATGCTCGGCTTGAAAGACGAACATAAAATTGAAAGTACCGGAAATACCAAGAGGCATGCCATCAGAGAAACTCCCCTGACCGAATGGGTATATCAAAAAGACAGCAAATGCTGCTGAGACTGGTGCGGAATATGCTACTG